GTAAATCTAAGGTTTTCGATAGTGGTCGACCTAATGCTTCTGTTGGTCGTGCACGAATAAAAAGTGCAAGAGCAAGAAAGTCAGGACCAACTGTATATAAAGATGGTCAACAGTATGAATTGAGTCGCAATAGAAGAACAGCAATTAATGAGCTGATCAGTATGCGAACTGACAAAGGTGCTGAAAAATCAACTCCAAGAGAACTCAGACAAAAAGCCAAAAGTGATTTGAAAGAAATCAAATCTAAACCTAAGACCATGGAGGAAATGCGTAAGCAGAACAGAAAGAAATCTAAACAAGCGTCAAAATGTATTCCTAATGGTACAGGAACAAATGCTTGCAGAGGCGATCTGATGGGAACTGGAGGTTACAAAAAGAAATGAAAAAACCAATAAAAAAGGCCGCTACTAAGAAGGTTTCTGAGTACGGTGGGATGGAGAAGTACACTTCCAAGAAGGCTGAAATGAAACACGAAAAGAAAGAGGGGAAGAAAGTTGAAGCCAAGGAGAAGATGATGTATTCTAGTCTCAAGAAAAAGACCAAGTAATATGCCACTCGGTAAGAATGTATCTGCGAACATTAGCGAGCTTATGAAAAAAAACAAAGCATACGCTAAACCCGGTGGTAAAAATCCACGGAGTAAAAAGCAAGTGATCGCTATTGCCATCAGTGCGTCTAAAAAAAAGAAAAAATAAATATCATGCCCTACAAAATGACAAAACCCCCGAAATCAATGTTAGGCTCTCCGAAGAAGTTATCGGCAGACTCTGAAAGAAAGAAAATTGATTCTGCAATGCAGGCAGCCAAGAGCAAGTCAAACATCAAAAGTAACATGGCAGGTGGCGTTGGACCAAAACTGAAAAAAGACACTCCAAAAGCCAAAGGCGGTATGAAAAAAAACCTCCCAGCCCTTCCGGGTAGTAAAGGTGGGTTAACCAAAGGACCAAACGGTTTAGGTAAAAATAGAAAAACGCCTCCGGGGAAAATGGTTAAAGTTTAACCTAATTGAATTGATCTTTGAAACTTTCGTTACTGGCTAAATGTTCCCTAGTGATTGCAATTGCAATCATGATGACTTTCTTTGGGGTTCAAAGTGCAGTAGTATTTGGTTATTTTCAACCATCTTATTTGATTATAGAATTTGGGTATGGATGTATTATTGCATTCATACCTTTCTTTTTTATAGGGACTGTTGAATTTGTACGAAAGGCACAGTATAAAGCACAGTCAGTTGACGATACACTAATGGCTATTAATTTATCCAACGCATTAGTAGAATTAGACTTAGATGGCAGCATTTTAAATGCAAATAGTATATTTTCCGATATTACAGGTTACTCAAATCACGAGTTGAAAAAAATGAATCATCGTGATTTTATGTATGAGTTTTCACAGCAAGAATACAGTGACTTTTGGAGAAACTTAAAAGCAGGTCGGTCTGTTTCTGGAGAGTTTAAAAGAAAAAACAAAAAAGGTGAAGTGATATGGATTAATGGGAATTATAACCCGATTATGGATCCCTACGGTGAAGTATATCGAATCCTTAAAATAGCTATGGACATCACCGCTAAAAAGAACATTGAGGCAGAAATAGCAAAGAAGAACTCTTATCTGGAGCATGCGGCAAAAATATTGCGACACGACATGCACTCTGGCATTAATACATACATTCCTAGAGGTTTAAGTTCTTTGAAACGAAGACTGACAACAGAACAAATTAAAGATTTAAAGATAGATTCACCTTTAAGAATGATAGAAGAGGGGTTAGTTCATACTCAAAAAGTCTATCGCGGTGTCAAAGAGTTTACCAATCTTGTAAAGAATGACGCTCAATTAGAAAAAGCTGAGTTCAATTTAAAAGAAATTTTACAGTCTTATTTGTCTAGTACATCATATGAAAAACAGGTGCTTATAGATGATATGCCCAGTATTTTGGTCAATGAAAGCTTGTTCTGTACCGCAGTGGATAATTTAATACGAAACGGTTTGAAATACAACGATTCGGCAACAAAGATAGTTCATATCTTTGTGGAAAATAACGATTTTGTTATCCAAGATAACGGAAGAGGAATGTCTCAAAAAGATTTTGAAACGTGGTCTCAGCCTTACGTACGGAAAGAGGGACAAGCCGAAGCCGGTTCGGGTTTAGGTTTGAACATTTGCACGGCTATTATGGAGGAGCATGGATTCAAAATCACAGTAGAAAAACTTGATAAGGGTACAAAAATAAAAATAAGATTATGATTGATTCTATACTATTGGTTGATGATGAAGATTTGTTTCATCTTGTGTTTGAAGACTCTTGTAGTCTTTTAGATATTACTCTAAGCTTACAAAGTTTAACATCTTCGGACGAAGCAGACCGTTTGTTTAAAAAATGGTTTAATGAGGGTCCTGAAGAAGAGAAGCCGGAGTGTGTTTTTGTTGACTTAAATATTATCGGTTCGTCTTTTGATGGAATTGAACTAATACGCAAGATCAACACAGAATACGGTAATGGCGTAGTGATTGGAATTATATCATCTTCCGATGACAAGCAAGAGATTGAAAAGGCTAAAAAAGTGGGTGCTCAGTTCTGGATCATCAAGAGTGATGAGATTGAACCACGCCTAGAAGCTTTTCGTAAAGACTATGAAGGCTTTAAGAATAAAACAGCTGCGTTTAAACTGTATAAGTGATTTCATTTAGTAAGGATACCTGCAATGACCTTATAGCGTTATACAAAACAAAAAAGATATCGCTTGAGGGAAACATCTTAAAGGTAATTAAGGGTGGGGATTCTGAATTTACAAAATACATAGAAGAAGCAAAACAGAGGGATAACGAAACCCGAAGAAAGCGATTAGATATTACGAAGCAAGTTCAGCAACAGAATAAAGAGTTAATAGATAGTCAAGCAGAAAGGGAGAAGCTAATGACAGAACTTCAGGCTGCTTTATTAGAGTCTGAAAAGTTACGAGATGCTGCGGTTGAGGATTTAGAAACATTACAGAAGCGAACTCAGTTTGAACTGGTTGGACTGATTGTTAAAGTTGCATTGGGGATTATTGGAACTGTTGCATTTCTTACATCTATCTTGTATTTTTACGTTATATCTAAAGGATTGGATGCTAAGATCATAGAAAGCACTTGGTCTAATCTTTTTGGTATATTATTGACAAATTCATTTTCTATTATAGGAACCATAATGGGAGTTAAATACGCATCAGGTGAAAAGAGGTAGTCTAGAATGGATTGACAGTATGAATAGAGCTGCTGATAGCATGGCAGATGCAATGCTTAATAGTTCTCGCAACAGACGTGATAAAATAGATACTATTGAATTCACTTCAAGTATTGTTGAACCACTGGACACAGAATACAACTGGTATTCTCAAGCACAGAACTATGTCGTTCCAGCATTTTTTGTGATTATTTTATCGCTTTTAATATTTGGAATCATCACTTTGACTGACTCAGAAAAAGCAAAAATCGACAGAAAAAAAGTGCGGTTACTTGATTTTTTAAATGAAAAAAATAAAAATTAATTTTGTATTTTTGTTATCATGGCTGTTGCAAAAGTTAAAACGAATCCGCTGCCAGTTTCTTTTGATCAATTCAAAAAGAATCCTGTTGCTGCAGTGGCTTTTTGTATGCTGGTGGCTGTTAGCTATCTGTATTATGACGTTAAAACAGGGTATGCGGATCAGATCCAAGTCTCTAATGAAAAGATTCAAGCATTAGAACTTAAAGTTGATCGCATGAACGCTGCTTTAAAGAAGAGTGATAGTGCACTGGCTGCAGCTATAACTGAACTACGAATCATTAACACTGTAAAAAAACTATGAGAGTTTTAATCCTAGCGTTTATACTTTTCATTGGGCTAATCGAAATTTCATTTCCTGTTGGAGCAGTAAGTACACCGCCAGTTGATGAAATTGATTTAATGTTAGCCAAAGTTAAAAAGAATTTAGCCATGGCATCAGAAGTCACTCAAGTTGCACAAAAGACTAGTGAGAAACTTGTAGATGCGAAAGTAGAAGAAAAAGCTGAATTGAAAGAAGCAGTTATCGCAGCGGAGAAGAAAGTCGAAGTGATGGAAACCAAAATGGAAGTGTATGCTGTCAAAATGATTGGAGCAGGTATTGATACTGCTGTAGAAGAAGTTAAAATGAAAGGGCCAGCTTATGACGCTTATTTAAATTATGTTGAAGAGGGCGGTAAAGAAGAGTTTGACTATTTTAGAATGTACATATGGCAACAAAAGTAAAAAGCAGCAAAGAACTAGCCAAATGGAAACCAAAGCCTAAATCTAAACGCCCGGGTGTGGTTTCTAAAAAGAAGAATTCTTCTCTGAAGACTAGTAAAAATTATCGAAAAGCTTACAGAGGTCAAGGTAAATAATTATATTTGAATATTATGTACGACAAAAAACCAACCCCAATGAAATCCACTATGAAGTCAGTTGGTAAACTAACTAAGGTTACAATGAAACCAGTTAGCAAACTAACTAAGGTTACTAAAAAAGTGGTTAGTAAAAAGTCCCCAATGGGAAAATCTACTAAGTAATGGCTACTGCGAAAAAGACCAATCCGAGTAAATGGAAAGCCATTGTTGCTAGTGTAAAAGCTGGTAGTAAGGGTGGTGATCCGGGAGAATGGTCTGCTCGCAAAGCCCAGCTTGCTACACAACGCTACAAAAAATCTGGAGGAGGGTATGTAGGCCCAAAGAGTTCAGATAATTCTTTGAAGAAATGGGGAGATCAAAAGTGGAGAACTTCCGATGGGTCACCATCAAAAGGAAAGAAAAGATATCTTCCAGATGCAGCATGGAAGTCTTTGAGTTCAGGAGAGAAGGCAGCTACTAATAAAGCAAAAGCACAGGGTAACGCAAAAGGCAAACAGTTTGTGGCTCAACCTAAGAGCATTGCTAAAAAAGTAGTTTCTTTTCGGAAGTGATGCGAGAAGTTGGGAT